TCTTTGTTATTGAGATAGTTTTGCTTTTTAGCTGTTATTGTCATGCAGACTCCTGTAAGATATTCTAACAGTATACATTATTTTATCTGTAAGTCAACGATTTTTATGCGTTTCTTGAAATTTCTGGCTAGCATTTAAATTGGGTTTTAATTTGAAAGATAAATACTACAATAGGAGAACGCTATGGCTGATAGATTTACAAATGGTAGAGTTTTTACTCAAGTAGGTAGAACACTCGAAAGCAAGTTAAGCAACCAAGTAGGCAAAGGGTTATCTAGCATTAGGAACCCAATACTGCGATCCGGCTTAGGGTCGATCGTTAATAATTTCTTGCCAGGTTTTGGTGGAGGCGTCCCTGACTTCAGCGATAACGGATACAGAGAATTAGTTAACCAGCGTTTATCAGATATTGCCCAACAAACATCTAATACCATAGCTTCGCAGAACACTATTAGCAATGCCGGAACCAGTGAAAAACTATCAAAAGGTTATGACTGGCGTGCAAGGCTTAGACCAAAAGCAGGTGGTGTTGAACAATTTTATGGTGCGTTGGCAGGTGGCGATGCACTGATGCGACCACTAAAAGAAAGTGGCGGCTTAGTTTGGCAATACACTCCAAATATTTTCTTAAGCGGCACAGCAGAGTATAACCAAGCATTAATGCAGGGCATGAACTATCCTATTAACACTTTTGTTAGCAGTCGTCCGCCTGACATTCCTGTAGCTGCTGACTTCACTGCCAACGACATTTATGAAGCACGATACTTGTTAGCTGTAATGACTTTTCTAAAAGTTTGCACAAAATCATACTTTGGTGATGCTGCCGTTGCTAGTGGCGATTATGGTACACCTCCCCCTGTATTATTGTTTGAATATTTAGGTGACCACGGCTTCAATAAAGTTCCGGTTGTGGTTACAAACTATAGTATACAGTTAAGCGACGATGTGGATTATATACCTGTACTTGTCAATAATACTGTAACACATGTCCCAACTAAAACAAACATTGTTATTACACTAACACCTAATTACACACCGCACAAACTACGCAGACGTTTTGACGTTAATGCTGTTCGTTCGGGCAAAGCATATAAGGATGGGTTCATCTAATGTCTGAGAATAGAATTCGCAAAGATAGCTTTATTAAGAATAATGCAGTAATTGACGGTCTGTTTCTAGACTACAATGCATTGCCGTCAATCCCAAAATATGAGAGCGATGAGGAATATATAATTGACCAAGCATATAACGAAAGACCAGATCTTTTAGCATATGTGCTGTACGGTAATTCACGTTTGTGGTGGGTATTTGCATTAAGAAATCCCGATGTTATCGAAGATCCTGTTAGAGATTTCGCTGCCGGGACAGCTATTAGATTACCAACAAAAGAAACTGTGAACATTGTAGCAGAGAGCGCTTAATGCCAAATTTGAGAGAATCTACCGCAGGTCGTACACCCGAAGTTCCGGATCCATATTTAGGTACAGTATGGGGCAACATCCTAGACCAGTATGACAATCCTTCGTACAATCTAAGATTGTACATGAAACCTGTTGGCGGAAACTCTTCGGTAGCAGGCGACGCTGAAAAGAATGACACAGCTGATGCAGCTCGTTCTGACACACCCAATGAGTTAGAAACAATTGTTGTAACTGGTCGACGTGAAGTTAAGCAAGTAACTATTGCACAAACTGGAGTCACAGGAAACCTAATAGACGATTTAGAGATTATAGCCGCTAAAGATGAAAAAGGCGGATTCCTACAGCAAGTAGCAAAATTTAGAGTATTTCAACCTGGTGGCGCAAACTTACTGGATCAAATTGCAGCCGCTGATATATTTTTAGGCAACCAAGTAACTACTACACCAGTAATGTATCTAGACATTAGATTCCAAGGTTATAATCATGACCCAGATGATAATGACAAAGGCGGAGAAATCGCTACAATTTTAGGACCAATTACATTTAAATGTAGGTTGCAAAAAATTGCAGTCAAAGTCGATAACACTGGCAGCTATTATGATTTTGAAGTTAACTTAGAAAACGTTACTGCTTTTGCTGATACTTATTATAGAGTACCATTTGCTATAACCAGCGTGGGTAAGACCATCACTGAGCATGTAAAAGATTTTGAAAAACAATTAAACAAATACTATGCTGATAACGCAGCCAATAATTACGAAAGACCAGATGAAATCAAATTTGATTTATCTAACTTAATAGGTGATGGGTCTGCTGCAATTAATTTCGAAGGCGGAGAAGCACTAAAAATTAGCGACGAAACACTTAATACCAGCAATGACCTAAACGCCGAAGATGTAAACCGTGCATGGACTAACGAAACGAAAGAAACGCTAGAAGAAGAACAGTCCAGTGCAGAAGAAACACCTAAAAATACTGGCAAAACAGATATTATTGTAGTTGGGGATAAAATAACTATTCCTAAAGGTGTATCCTTTGAGCGATACTTTTTCATACTGCTGAGTATGAATAAAGAATTCCTAAACATGATTACTAGAAAAAGTAATTTCAGCGATCCTGCTGATAAAGCAGTTAATGCGGCAAAAACTTTTGTTTCATGGATGAGGATGAATGCTGAAGTACAAGAACTTCAATGGGATAAAAAGAGAATAGCATACACACGTAGGTATACCTATAAGCCAACACTTTTTAGCACAGGTCGTAGCGACGTTGCACTAACTATTGACGAAGTTAACGTTACTGCCAACGAAGCCGCCGCCACAGTAAAATTAGAGACAATGTATAAAGAAGGCAAAATACACAAAAGCTATTACTATTTGTTTACAGGCAGAAACGACCAAATCATAAACATGGATATTGCTTATGATGGTGCCCAGGTATTATTGGTGCCACCAAATGGCGGGGTAATTGGTGATATAAGTATAACATCAGCAGTTGCATTAAACTCTACAATAGAACAAACTGCTGACGCTAGCGGAAAAGATCTTTTTAATAAAGCTAAAGTTGCAGGCGCTAAAGCAAAGTTTGGTGATTTACTAAATTCAATTAAAGATACTGCGGCATCAGTGAATGCTGTCGCTGGCGCAATTGGCAGAACGCCCGACCAGCTCAGAACAATACTCAATGATACTACCGGTAAAGCTCAGCGAGATTTAGTTGCGTCGTTGGATTCTAGGACAATTAGTCAAGTAGCATCCTCGGCTGTAATGTCTAATACAAGTTCATCAGATACAGCTCCCCCAGCAGGAACAACTCCTGGTGGTGCAGCATATACACCCGAAGTTAGCGGATTTACTTATTCTGAAGATTTAGTAATGTCGACCAATGCTATAGATGTTAGCGACTTAAAAAACTTTGACATGGCAAATGCTGATTTTAGATATGAAGTATTAGGCACTACTACTGTCCCTAACATTGCAGAAGCAGCCACATATGTTACAACAAGTCCGTCAAACACATTATTTGGTTACGTATATCAACAACATAATGCTTCAGCGTTTTTAAACAAAATTAACTTAACACTCAGAGGTGATCCTTGGTACTTAGGTAAAGCCACAGGTGAAACTAGTATGGCTGCTACAAGCTCACCTACTAGCGTAAGTTATACAAGCGATGACAACTATTTTATTATTCAGATTGCAACAGCACAATCTTATGATCCGGATGTATCCGATGAAGACAGTCCAAAAAATTCTGGTTTTTGGAATTTTGACGGTATGAGTAAATCATTCAGTGGCTTATATAGAATTCTAAGAGTCGTTAATAATTTTAGAAATGGTGTATACACTGTGGATGTCGAAGCAACCAAGGATATTGCACTGCCACTACACAAAGTCAGAAGAGCACGAATTGGTGAAACAGTTAGAGATTTAACTACTGTAGAAGGATACAAACAAGCTGCTGAAACAACAGGTGTTCCGGCTAGTGATATTGGTAACCCCGACCCCGACACTAGTGGTCCTCCAGGCGATCCATTAGCACCACTAGTGGGAACACCACCACCAGTAGGACAAGACCCGGCAAGCATGTCTAAACTTAGAGATTGGCTCATACAAAACGGTACTATTCCGGATGAGAATCCTTTATTCCCCGGTGACTATAAACCGTATGCGCACAGGTACAACGAACATGCTCAAGGCCGTGCATTTGACGTTAACATTGGTGAAGGTCAAGTGGAATGGACTAATCCTGCACAAAAAGCCAAATTTGACTCCATGACCGCTGCGTTGCGCAGACAAGGTTGGAATGTTGTTTGGAATAGTAGCGACCATAACGATCACTTACACGTATACGCAAAAGCAGGCTCCCCGGGTGTACCGGGCAGACCAGGGGCACGCTCACCGCGGGCAGATCGTGCAATGTAACGATGAGGAAGATAACACATGGCAGACAATTCACGAATCAGTAATAGAAATCCAGAAACACGAAAGGACGAGGCTAAAGATCCTACCCATGGTATCTATATCGGTGAAGTGATGGGAACGAAAGATCTCAGCCGCACCGGTAGAATAGACGTATTCATTAGCTCACTAGGCAAAGACAAAACCAATACTGCGGCTAGATTTCAGTGTATTTGGACTAGTCCGTTTGCTGGCGGTACTGACCCTGCGGCAATTGGTAGTAAAATAGAAAGCTACGAACAAACACAAAAAAGTTACGGCATGTGGATGGTTCCACCGGACATTGGCAACATGGTTCTGGTATGCTTCGGTGATGGTAACTTAAAGTTTCCTTTTATTATCGGTTGCTTGTTCCCTGACAGATACAATTATATGGTACCAGGCATGGCTGCTGGTACTAGCTATAGCGATTCAAAACTATTAGTACCTGTAGCAGAAAAAAACAAACGTGATGAACGTACCACGCACAATGATGCAATTAGACCTATTCATGTTGACTTAGCAGAGAAAATTGTTAAACAAGGTTTGATTAATGATCCTATTCGCGGTACCGGCTCAAGTAGTAGCCGTAGAGAAAGTCCCAGCGAAGTATTTGGTATACTAACACCAGGTCCCAGAGACCCGTTAAACTTTAACAATAGACTAGCTGGTCACCAGTTTGTCATGGACGATCGTATAGGCAGTAGACTGATACGTTTACGTACGGCAGGTGCCCAACAAATATTAATGGATGATAGCACTGGCATTATCTACATTATCAATAAAGAAGGTACTTGGGTTGAACTGAACGGTAATACCATTAACGTATTCGCTCAAGGCAGTATTAACATGCGTGCCAAAGGCAGCTTTAATTTACGTGCCGATCAAGATATTAATATTGAAGCTGGTCAAAATGTAAACATCAAAGCCGCCGGCGATAACATCGGCACTGACGATTATAAAGGCATCGTTCCATCCCCTCAGGTGGGTGCAGCAAAAGGCACCGGAGGAAACTTTAATATTGAAGCAGCTAGTTCAATCAACCAATATGCTGCAACTTCCTTTAATGCTTCATCGGCTGGATCGGATATGAATCTAAACTCTGCCGGCGCATTTAAAGTTACATCGGGTGTAACCGGTGCAAGTATACAAACAAGTGGCCCAATGGTACTTGACGCTAAGTTAGCTATGTCTTTGAAATCAACAGTGTTGGGAATCAATGGCGGAACCTTAGTTGGTATTAAAGGCGACATGATACACTTAAATGGTGTTATGCCAATATTGCCTCCGGCGCTTCCGGCACCGTCTGCATCACGTATTGCTGTTCAAGCAGGTCAAGATGATCAACCATCTAGCCAACCAGTATTCAACGTTGAGAATGCCAAGGACGGAAAACCATCTATTCCACTAAGCGGCAAGCGCCCAGGCAAGGTGAACAAAATTGATTCAATTGTGCCTGTACTTGTTACGGCAGAACCCTATACAGGCCACGCTGCCAAAGCACCAGACCCGGCACAGGATGATCCATCGCGAGTTGGCTCAGATGCAGCAACAGCAGATAGTAGCGCACCCGGAGAAAGTAACACTCCAGGCAAACCTGCAGATGTTCAAAGTCCGGACGCATCAAAGGTTGGCACAGGGTATCAAACACCCGGTGGTGCACCGAGTTCAGGTAGTGCAACACCAGCTGGCGGAACAGGTACTACTGCGGCAGCAAATACTACAAAATCTGCAAGTCAATCTCTTAGAGAATTGAATGCTCGACTAGAACGCATAAACAATTCTATTCCTACATATGCAGACTTGCAAAATGCAATCAATAACTTTGCTGCCGCGGCAGAAAAGAAATTCTTAGAAGTAACAAATTTAAAAAATGTTATTAAGTCAATTGAAACAGCTATACCACGAATTGAAATTCCTATTTCAAATGCATTAAACGATAAAATAGTCGGCGTTCAAAAGCAACTTAAAGAATACGAAGCACGACTTAATCAGATCGCAATTGATGCTAAAGGTCTAGCGGCTAACCTGAATGCAGATGTATTCAAACAAATGAGAGCCACTGTAGATAATGCATTTAAGTTTGCAGCAAATGCTGATGACTTAGCAAATAGATTAAAAGAAGCAGGAGTCACTGTTCGTAGAGATGGCACGGGCATCATTTACGAAGACAGACTTGGTAACAAAATTGTTGACTTCTCTCAGGGACTTGGTCCGGTTGGAACATCACTTGCGTTGAGCGCAGACTTAAACACTGCATTTGAAAGTGTTAAAGGCATGATTAAGGTTCAGCTAACAGATAACCAAACTGCGGCACTGTCAAGTTTTGCTCTAGCTATTGGCCCAGAAAATTTTGCTAATAGTAATGTTCTTGCCGCGCTCAACGAAGGCAAGTATAGCGAAATACCTCGCTTAATGAAAACATGGAATCTAGGCGCAGACATTAGTGGTGCTGGCACAAATGGTCCGTTAGTTTATAGATCTGATCTAGAAGCTAGAAGAATTTACGAAGGTGAGTTGTTCCAGACACCGGATGAAGTGGACACATCGCCTCCAACAAACCTACAACCTGGCGACGTCGGCTTCTTGAGATTAGCACAACATTTAGCAAATGTGCGAGCAGAATATGTTCGTCAGAAGATAAACGAATTTGGATTCTCATAAAAATATAGGGCCTTCCGGCCCTATATTTTTTAATACAATATTTCTACACTATCCCATACTAGCTAGTTAATTACTTAGAAGCTGAAGTAATCATACGTTCCATTTCATACAACTCACCTGGTACACCATTACTGTTGTAACGGAAATTACCAACTAGGTTGATGCTGTCAAACAGAACATGCTTCTTGGTTACACTATCATACAATCCCACTGTAACATACTTTTTACGCTGTTCAAACACCGTAAAGAATCGTTCAGTGCGATTTTCTGAATTGAACCGATCCGCACCTTCGCAGACTTCTTCAAACTTACGCATCATCTTATTCATTAACTTTATATCTCATACTTAAGTTAAACAAAATGGTAACAAGTGTTACCGGCCTATGTACGCAATTGCTTGCTTACATTCTTACTATAACTGAAGTGGGTTGTTATGTCAACCACTATTATTTTGATTTTTCTTTATGCTTGACCCAACGGTGCATTAGACCAACTTCGCGACCATAGGCCTCAACTTCCCACGGAGAATCAAAATAACAATCCTCGCCAGCTTTTGGTCGCCACACTTTGCCCATCCAAACACTCTCTAGCCTATAGCCACCACGTGCTGTGCCATAGTCTTTGACTAGTTCATTTTTAGCATGTTGCTTAACATGAACCATTTCGTGGGCTAGCGTTTGAATAAGATCATCGCCCCGACCATTACGCAACTGGATAGTAAAGTACCTACTGCGACGAGTACCATCTTCGTTAATAGCGGCACCTTGTACATCCAGCTTTGAATCTAGCTCAATGTCAAGCTCTATGTTATCAACCATGCGCCGGTCCATCAAGCAACGTGCAAAAAACTCAGAAGCTTCGCACAGCTCGGCAATTAATTTTTTATTTTTACTACCAAAAACAGTGATGTCCATACAGATCCTACTTTTCAGCTTACATTACATTATAGCACGTATTTTGGTGGTTGTCAACCGGCTGTTTTTAGGGCATCATTAAAACGAGTTTTAACTTTTAAGATAAATAATGTTATGGTAACATTTAAAGGTTTCAGCACAGTTGACAAGGTTAGAGCCCCATATACACTGGAGGATATCGAACTAGTTAAGCGTGATTTGCTCAATACTTTCTATACCCGCAGGGGCGAAAGATTAATGAGACCAAACCATGGTAGTAACATTTGGGATCTACTAATGAACCCAGAAGATACATTAACTAGAGCTGAAATCGAAGAAGATGTAAAAAGAATTATAGATGCAGAGCCTAGGGTAAAACATGTTGAAACAATTATGTTTTATTCAGATCAGGCATTGAGAATTGAAGTAACTATTCAGTATATAGAAACAGGTGACCAAGACGCACTGTATCTTGAATACGTTAGACAGTCAATTTCTGCCACAGATGATATAGGATAATCAACAATGTCATTGGTAAACAGACAAAACAACTTATTTGCTAGCGAAGATTGGAAGGTAGCATACAAAGCCTACAGCCAAATTAACTTTCGCGCCTATGACTATGATACGATCAGAACTAGTCTCGTTGAATATGTAAGAGCTAACTTCCCTGAAAATTTCAATGATTATATTGAAAGCAGTGAATTTATTGCTATCATCGAATTACTAGCATATCTGAGTCAAAGTCTTGCATTCCGCATGGACTTAAACAGTCGTGAAAACTTCCTAGAAACTGCCGAGCGCCGCGACAGTGTGTTCAAACTGGCTCGCATGCTGGGCTACAATCCAAAACGTAATATTGCAGCCAGCGGCTTAATGAAGCTAACCAGTGTTAGAACTACACAGCCTCTAAACGACAGCTTAGGTAATCCGCTAAACAACAGAACAGTTTATTGGGACGATGCAAACAATCCACAAAGCTACGAACAGTTTATTACAATTTTAAATGCAGCAATGACCAGCTCAAACCGTTTTGCTTCTCCTTCAAAGAGAGGTACAATTGCTGGAATTCCTGCTGAACTGTATCAAATGAACACACCAATTGGGTCACCACTGGCATACAATTTTACACTAAACATCAATGGTTCAGCAAAGCCATTCAACGTTGTTAACCCGGACCTAATTGATAATGGTTATTTTTACGAGCGTCATCCAGATCCTACTAACTTGTTTAACTTGATTTATCGTAACGATGGTAAAGGCTTGAACAGTATTAATACTGGCTTCTTTGTAATGTTTAAACAAGGTAATCTAGATTTCCGCGACTTCAACTATACAACACCAGTTGAAAATAGAAACGAAGATGTGCAAGTGCCAAACATCAATGAAACTGATGTTTACCTGCAGGAAATTAATACAGAAGGCTTGGTACTTAATAAGTGGGAAAAAATTCCAAATACCATTGGGCAAACACTAAACTACAATAGTATCAGCCTAGGTACTAAAAATCTGTATGCTGTTGAAAATATCAACAACGGCGGTATACGAATCAAATATCCAGACGGCAACTTTGGTAATATTCCTTACGGTATTTTCCGCTTGTGGTATAGAACCAGCGACCCTGTTCGTTATGCTATTCAGCCAGAAGATGCACGTGGTGTGAGCGTTTCTATCCCGTACGAAGATAGCCGCGGCCGCGAACAATCACTAACACTAACATTTAAACTTGAGCGTAGAGTCAATAACAGTCTGCCACCGGAGTCGCTAGAAGCAATCAAAGAACGTGCCCCACAAGTATACTATGCGCAAAACAGAATGATCAGTGCGCAAGACTATAACGTATTTCCTCTTAGCCAAAGTAACAACATTACTAAAATCAAAGCATTGAATAGAACTCATGCTGGCCACAGTCGTTATATTGATATTAACGACCCAACCGGCACATACAACAATGTTGATACATTTGCTAAAGATGCCATTTTGTTTGTTGAAGATAGAAACTCAACAAAGACTATCATAGTTAATGATAATAACACAGCGGCAGAAATTGTTGCTAGTGTTATACCAGAGTATCTCAAAGAGCAAAGACTCAATAACTTTGTTTATTATGGGTTACGTAATCTTTGGACAGAATTCTCAACAGAAAAATTTAAAACAGCACCTCTAAACATTCGCTGGAAGCCGCTACCGCTATCAGGAAAAAGCAAAACTGGTTACATGACCGAAACTTTTAGTACCAGTGGCGAAACAGTTGTTATGACAAACACTGATCCTCGCACTGCAATGTTTAAGATTAATAACTTTGTTAAGTTTGTTAACTCTAATAATTTAGAAGATTACAAGTGGGTAAGAATTGTCAATGTTGATTACAATGGTGCATTAACCAGTGGCTTAACTACAAGTGTTGGTCCATGGGTGCTCAGCGAAGAAGTTAACGACAGCTGGTACGCCGACGAAGTTATCACAACACTAAGAAAATTGTTTACTAACACAGAAGCCGAACAGATTAAATCGTCAATACGAAACAAAGTAACCTTTGGATTAGGATACAATGTATCGCGCGATTACTGGTATGTTATTGCTGGTAAAGATCTTAATAAGACAGCAGACTACAATGTTGCTTACGCTGAAAATACAAACGGGCAAGGTTTAGATAGTAGCTGGTTATTGCTGTTTGAATATAGCCCAATTAACAATTCAAGCTACAGATATAGTGTAACACTTCGTGGACAGGACTACGTAGTGCAAAGTGTTAACGAATTAAAATTCTATAATATTAAAAATGTTAAAATTGTTGATAGTAATAATAAATCATCTAGCGACTTAGTAACATTCAACACTCTTAATACCAAGCCAGGTAGTGCAGAAACTATCGAGTGGTTCCGTAAGAACAGTATTACTTACTGGAGAAACAAAGAAACTGGTTCTCTACACAAGCCTGTTGACTTTGCAACTAATATTCCGTTGCGCACCCGTGCCACAAAGTGGAATGACATTGAAGTAAATTGGAAGAGCAATTTTGGATTGTTTAATCCTAGAGCAGGTACAGGTTCACTTGGTGACATTGTTAACCCATCCACAGGCAATCGTTATGTAGGCGAAGCAACAGTACGTTTGAACACTTACTTTGACGATGGTACTCAGAGTAGTCTTACTTCAAATGTAACTATCGCAAATAACAGCGGTCAGCTTTCAAGAATTCCAAGTCAGATTGTAATACCATTTAGCAATACTACATTTGGTACAAATATCCTAGATGCTAACGGAAACATTACATATAGATTATTCAACGACGCCGGAACAGGCTTGGAAGTATTCCACGGCAACACAACTGTATACTCCTATGGTGAAAACGGCTCAACTTTATCAAATACAACTGGTAGACTTCGATTAGCTAATTTTAATCTTGCATCACAAACAGGTAATTTAGTTTATAGCAGTTTGCAGGATAACGTATATCATTTATCAGCAGACAATACAGGTATCGTGTATAAAGATCAAATGGTTTTAAATTATCTAAACAACAAAGAAAATTTAGATAAAGATATTGTTTGGCAAGTTGTTGACGTTTACAAATACGCCGACGGATATACTGATCCACGTAAAGTTATTGTAGCACCAATTGATACCGACAGCGACTTAGTGCCAGATCGTCCGTTGCAGTTCGTTGAATATGTAGACGCTGACGACATTCAGTTGTTTGAATACTACACCGACTTTGATGGTTATAGTTATGACCGTCCAGTTAGCGGTGTTATCTTAGATTATAGATATGAGAATTCTATCTCAGTAAACTTCACTGGAAATGTTATTAGTCCAGGCAGTTATGTAAGCAATACAGTATTAAGCACAGTTGATTGGATTCTAGTTAAGGATCTAAGCATTGTACAAACTTATCTAGAAAATAACATTGGCGGTGCAGCCGGAATTAAAATATACGCTGTTGCCGAAGACGCCTGTTATTTGATGACACCAAGCAGCACAGACTTAAATATAGTTCGTGCTATTGAAACTGTTGACTTCTTTGTTAAGCATGGTCGTGGCCCAACACAAAACACATCAAGTTTAACACAGGATCAGAGTATTATCCGTTGGCAGCATGTAGCACCAAGCGATGTTAGAATAGACCCAAGTATTAGTAACGTAGTGGAAATGATTGTACTTACAACTAGTTATTACAATGAAATTGTTGCATA